GGTAGTGCCGCTGAGCAAGGTATTGCCATTTGTGCCGCTAATTCCGTTTGTACCTGCTGTACCTTGTGGGCCTTGCGGCCCTGTTGCCATTGAGAACACCTGGCTCCAGGTGCCTGTTACTTTTTGATAAAATATCCCGGTAACGGTGTTGATATAGCTGTCGTTATTATTGCCAATTGTACTGCCGGGCATACCCTGTCCGTACAAAAGCGAACTGCCTGTGGTAGTTACAGCCGCCTCAGCGTAAGTTTGTATCCAGGCACCGTTTGTTTTTTGGTAAAACGATGGTGTATCAGTTTTAAAAAAAACATCGCCATTATTACCGGTATTGTTTTGCGGTAACACGGTACCAAATGTAATAGCAGATCCGGTTGATATATTCGATGATATAAACTGCAGCAACAGTGCGAAATCAAACTGGTAATCCACATTATTATTAACCAGTACCGATACATCAGTTGTGCCAATAGCCGAAGCAACGGGTAATTGGGTTATCGTTTTATCTGCCATTAGTTTAAAAATTGGGTTATGGGTAAAAAGCCATTATTTTGACTGAAGCTATCGCCCGGATAATTGAAATCGTTCTTGTCAATTCCGCGGATGCGTGGCCCGGCTTGCCTTGAGCTGCGATTTTTGCCGTTGAAGTTCCACAAAGGAAACTCGGAACGGTTATCCCACAAAAACTTTTCAACTTCGTTGGCGTGTGCATTGGCTACGCTACGTTGCTGCTGCACCAGTTTGGTAACTTCCTGCGGCGATAATGTATCACCATTGTCGTGATGCTTAATAATCGGGCCGGTAGCTGTGTAATGGATTGCGTCAGCTTCAATAAAACGGGCGAATGTAAAGTATACCAGCATAGGTAACAAGCCTTCATAAAGTACTACGTGACCGTAACGGTCGAGATATTCGGAACCATTTAACAGGTCTTTATAACATTGCGGGGTATTATCCTGCAATGTGCCGTCGGTATTAAAATACTGGATGAAATCGTAGTATAAAGCATGACCTAAAAATGGTTTGAGGTCGAGCTCCTGGGCTTTTTTAACGAACACTTTGATGCGTTCGGGTTTTATATTTACAGAAAGATCCTCGTAATTCTGAAATGTGATCTGATCGATCAGGTAAATTTGATTCATTTTTTTTGTAATGAGAGATTGAGTGGATTGAGATTGAGCGATGGCTCAAAAGAATTACTCACTTAAGCGATCATCGCTTCGGCCTCGGCTTGTTTAAAGCCATAAGCATAAACTAATACAGCGATCTTATTTTCAGCAGGAATAGCTGATAACAACAATTGATTAATGCTCGCCCCTGCTTTTATGCCTGCATTATCGTCGGCTACATTGGTTGAAACCGGGATGATATTCCAGTTATCAGATGGGTTAATATCGTTGTAAAAAAGGCTGAAGACAGATGCAAAGGTTTCAGATAATTCCAACCTATCGGCGGCGGTGTTATCATTAAATTCTTTGATCGCCTCTTTTTTTTCGCTACCATTACTCAATCCGGAAGTTTTATCGGAATTGATCAATTCTTTCGGTATCGAAAATCCTTTGATGATCCTGGACTCAACCGATTGCTCTGTGCTTTCAAAAAGCTTGTCGTTATTTTGGATAGAATAAGGCTTGAATTCTGGTTTAGAATTTTCGTCCTCATATTCGATCACGATAATCTTCTGCGAACTTTTTGTCCCTTGGAAAGCACCCAAATCCTGCTCCAACTGCGATGGGGTATTGTAATAATGCTGCTCGTCGCTGTCGGGTTTGGTGTTATCCGCCTCTTCTCTGCGACTTTGCATAAACAGCATTGTCGAAGGCAAAAATCCGGTTGAAACTTCGCGGTTATTAAAGATTTTGATGCCTGCTTCGGTTTCAAAATCTTCCCAAACGCTGTCGGCTTCAATTAAAGGGTAATCGTTTATCTCGGGATTAAAATAAAGCAATTGGCCTTTGTATTTTTCCCAGCCACCAGCATCAATTACCTGTTGTTTTATCGTTTCAGGATCAGGATTATAAGCATCCAAAAAAGTGATCTTATTACGCATGATGTTTTTCCAGGTCTTACGCCCCCAATCTGAATAGATGCCGAATTTTCCGGTTGTATCTTCGCAATCGGTATCACCCATGCGGATATCCTCGAACTTGATGTAATTAACCGATGCGATCTTAAAGTTCGCGTTGTAATTTACATGCATGCCGAAGCCGGTAAATAGTGCCTTATCGGTAGCGATAGCTTTCAATAATTTGGCTAGTGTTAAGCCATTTTGGTTGATAATTTGTTTGCCTAGATCCGGTTGTTCGAAACCGTTACCGGCGATAAATTTCGCCCGTTTATTCCAGCAATCTTTTGCCGTTGGCGAGCCTGCTACCAACTCCAGCATCCGCTGCGGATAGGCATTATCCATATCATAATTTAGGATGCCGAAGGTTTGATTAGGCCTTACTAAAATTCTGCGTTCAATTTGTGGTAAATAGGTCTTCATTGTTCCCCCCAACCCCCTGAAGGGGGAGTTAATAATTCAACTGATTGGTTTGGCTGAATATGATTATTATTTGATGTTGATATTTCTTCTTGCATTGCTGAATTTAGAGATTCAAATAATGAGGCGATATGCGGGTATTTCTCCAAATACCATTCTGCTTCGGCATCGCTTAGGTTATCATTATGATGTACCGCAGCTGAGCCGGGGGCAAACTGGTGCCTGCCGGGCTTTAAAATGTATTTCTTGCTTTTCATTGAGTCATTAGTCATTAGGTCATTGGTTTTGTTTGTTTTGATAAGGTCATTAGCCAAGGGATTGACTAATGACCAATGACTAATGATTAGTCTGTTGCTAACAAGGTTTCAATTGCCGCAATGGTGCTGGCAAAAGTTGCTGTTCCGCTGGTTGGTGCGATAGATACAGCACGCGGTGGGTATGGCTCCTTTAATTTATCAGGATTGGTTAGTTTTAGTTTGTAGCCACCATCCACGGTGTCATCAGCAGCACTGCGTTCCGCGTCGGTTAATATTAAGCCGTTTACCGCGCCGAACAATTCAATTGCTGAATCGCTTGAATTGTAATTGTTTACCGTGATAGCGCAAACACGACCGTAGCCCATTGCCTGCAATTGTGTTTTAATATCAACAGATAAGCCGGCAACGTTAAAATCGATCTCCTCGGTATAACGAGGCCCAACAGATGTTTTTGCCAGTTTAGATGTTGTGTTAAAACTGTTGTTAGTCCCTTGGTACTGATAGATTTTAGCGCCTGTTACCGGCGTAAGGCCAGTTACGATCAGTGGATTAGTTGTATCAAAAGTAAGGGTGAAATCATCCTGGTTAAAGATATAGATCACATCCTCGATACCCGCCGTAACGGGATTGTCGGCTCCCATAATGAAGCCTGCATTTATTTCGTTGTAGATTGACATTTGTTTTTTAGTATTTAGTAGCTAGTATCAAGTAGCTAGTATTTTGATTTTGAATTTGAGATAGCATCAAGCAGCAGAACATATCTTGCTACTTGATACTATGTACTTGCTACTGCTTACGCTGACAGATAAAATATCTCGTTAGCGAATTTGAAGTTTACGGCGGCTTTCATGCGGGCCTTCATGCGTACAACGTTATCGTTGGTGTAAGGCTTCATGTAAACAGTTGATAGTTCGGATTCATCGCCTAACAGATCTACGCCTAAGAACAAGTTTGATGAACGCGCACCTAAAATGGTGTTGGCCTGCCAGTGGTTCATTAATTGCAATGGCATACCTAAATAGTCCATTTGCTTGGCATCGGTAAAAGCATTTAACACGTTTACCGCCTTGTTGGCTTGTGCCTGAGCATAAGCGTAACCAACGTGCAATGGAATCTGCAGGTTAAAGTCATCCTGACTACGATCAGCCGGATCAAGCTGCGAATAAACTCCGCTTAATACGCCTAACACATTGCTCGCGTTGATATAGCTAACAGTAGCAGCAGTTGATGTGCCGGTGAAAGTTGCTGGTAAGCGAGTGTTAATCTCGTTGTAATTACGAACCAGTTTAAAGCTTGTTGAACTGGCAATCTGGATAAAGTACGACTGGCCTTGTATGCTGATGCCTGGTGTGCCGTTTGTGGTATCATTGCTGGTGCCAGTTACTTCGGTAATGGTTACCACGTCGCCATCGGATAAGGTAGAAGTGTCATCCACGGTTACCAAACCTGTAGCATCTATTGCGGTTGCTTCCATAGAAGTTGGCGATTTTGATAAGCCTACTTTGTAAACGCCGG